AGCTTGGTATTGAATGAAATGTTTTTGCATAGGTTATTGTTGTTTTTGCCGCAGGAATCAAAACGTCATTGCCATATTCTTTAACGTCTGGCATATCGACAACAAAACCAAATGCGCTTACAATTGGAATAATTCCAACTGTTTCGGAGGTTAATTTAATTCTAAAGTTGAAATATCTGCCGATATATTTTTGACTATTATTAAAATTAGACCATCCTGCATAAGTCTCGCTAGCATCGCCGACATTAATTTGCACAATCGCGGTGGTTCCGGTTGGAGTAATTGCGCCTAAATCAACCGTAATTGTACATTTAGCTTCATATAAAATATCGACTATATCGGCGGCGGCAATGGTATAATAACCAAGCGTAGCAGATGGATCTAATTCTAACCGTTTTAAAGAGCTGTCCAAAGATACAATCGAATCAAAATCCTCTATATCATCAAAATATAGTTCATCGATAATTGCATCGGTACATGTTCCTGCCCATCCGGACTCGGTTTCGCTGTATTGTACAACAACATTGGTGTTATCAAGCGAATTTTCAACGACAACCCCCTTCCAATCTCCATATAGTGTCCGATAATATGTTGCTACCCAATAAGTTCCGTCGCCCATTATTGGATATTCATTATTAGAAGTTCGACCCAATGAGCTTGCATTGTTAGCATCCGTCCCTTTTCTTACCTCATAACTAATCGACCGGGAATCAGAAACTATATCCCAAGCCAAATATACTTGGTCGCCTTTATAGGCTATGTCCAAATTAGTTACATCTCCGGGCGCGGTTTCGCCAACAACGGTATACGTTTTTGAAGCGTTCACAAATGGATTACCAAAATAATCAAGCGTGACAATTTTAATGATATATTCTCCAATATCCGCTACCTTGTAAGAATAGATATTAACCGACATATCAACTTTAGCAACCTGCGTTCCGTTGATAAAAACTAATGCGCCATAATAAATCTTTCGCGAAGGCAACCAACCGATATCAAGATATAAATCCCCGCCTTGATCCGTATGTTCCGTAACGCTTACCGTCACCGTCCCAGTGTCTGCCCCGCTTTCAATCTCTGGAACTTCGGTATCGTCTTGGTAAACCTCCTCAATATATTCTAATCCCGACAAAGTGGCGGTTAAATCGTCGTGACGTTCGATCCTTGTCAATCGAAACAGCTTGCAATCCGTCCCGTTAGTCCCGAAACTGTAGAGATTATATTGATCCGGCTTGGTAAATCCCCACCGCGCTTCCGTAATGTCTGACGGCACGTTATCGCAAACTACCGTTGTTAATGTCCCGTTATAACTGCTGCTTACAATGGTTGTTTGGTACATGTCACCATAACCGGCGTAAAGAATCAGGTCAGTTTTATCTGCCGGAAAATTAGCGGTCAAATCACCGACAACCGTAAAAGTGGTATCATCGATATATGTCGCCACCGCCCGGTCGTTAGCGAACTCCTCGGTAAAATAAATCCGCGTTCCGGTTATCGAACCATTTTCGCTTTCCAAGGTATACCCAGCTCGCCCAAATATGGCGCAACTTATTAATTGCCGAACTGTTCTTGTAATAATCGTATCGTCAGAAAGCGTAATCTTGACAATATAGGTCGCCAATGGGGTTCGTTCAACACCATCAATGACTTCCCCGAATGCATCGATGGTCTTTTCGACTTCGATCCAATTATCTCCGACGTCTACAATTCGTCCTCCGGTACCCCATTTGGGAGTTGTTACACCGACAACATCACCAACCCGGCATGATATGGAGTCGACATCACATTGCCATTTTGCCGACCGATAAAGATATTTATTTAGTCGTAATTGATATTGCGCATGTCTCCAAGCCACCGGCAAACTATCGCAAGCTTGTAAAAATATCGATGTGGGATTAACCGTTTCCGCTTCGTTATAGTCGGTGCCATATGCTGGGAAATAATGACGTTTGAATTCCCTATCCGCATCTAAAAATGATACTTCTAGAGCATTCGCCCGGTCACTCTGCCCGACAAATTCGCCTTGAAAACTTTCAGCAATAATATTAGAATAATTAAATTTTTGGACAACATCGCCCGGAAAATTTGCCAATACTCCTAAATGCGTCCCAAAAGGAAGCACTTTTCCGCGTCCGATGGTTTCCAATGGACTTAAAGAATCCCAAAGTGTTTGAGTTTCGTTTACAAAATAAGCGCAGGTTATTTCATATTCGTCGCAAAAATCAGCCCATTGTTTAAAGTCAGCATATAAAATTCTATTCGCCGCAATGCGCTTAATTACATATTCATATGCCGAAGTATTGATGTTATAGAGTCTATAACATCCGTGTATAATATCATAGCAAGCCCAAGCCGGATTGTTGGCGGGTTTTTGAATATATGATCCAGAACCCCATGGATTTGTTTCGTCGTCCGGAACCCATACATATACATAGCTGCGCGTTTGATTCCAGGTCACATTGACATTTCCGGATAGTTGATCGGTCGCAAGAGCTTTAATGGCCAATAAAACCTTGTTTGGTCTCGTAAAATTATCATAGGTAATTGTTGCCACCGAAATCCAGTATGTGGCGTTCGAATATGAAGTGGAAGTCCCGCTTTTTGACGTGCAACGCGCCCTGACGTCGTATTGTCCCTCGGTTATGTTGTCGAGACGTTTGACAATGTACAGAGGTTCGTTTTGCTTGGCGCTAATTGTCCAAGTATCCCAATCCGTCCAATCGGAATCAGCCACAAGTTTATATTGTGATTGAATAATTACGGATGTGGATGCTAAAGAACCGCTGTCCTTTACGCGATATAATCCGGATGGAAATTGAAATACGATTTCTAGCCCCGCTCCGACACCATATGTTTGATCAGTTTTCCATTCTGATTCTTCATCCGGATCGTATGCCAACTCATAGGATAGGCTTTTAACATCATAGGAATCATCAAAGTTGGGGATTATAGATTGATTATTTAATCCGGCGCGTTTATAAACAATAACATCATCATAATTAGCTATAGCATTGTCATTGATTTCAATATTACTGATTCCTGTGCAATTATCGTTTTCACCATCTCCGGTATAGTCGCATGGTCCCTCGCCACCGCATAAAAGGACGTTAAGATATTGATAACTACCGTCATAAGTAATATATTGACTTAGTACCTGTGCCTGACCACTAGCACCCACCTTAATTGTCCCATAAGTCATTTGTACCGCGCCACCCTCGCGGTCATTTGCTTCAACGCTACCCCAGTCATAAGTGGTCTCGGAATCGTCATCATCGGCACCAAACCACAAATTCATCAGATAACCACCAACGAGGGAGACACCCAATGCTCCCAGCCACGAAGCCATTCCCCAACCGGTCGCTACCATTCCAGAACCAATAAACGTTCCTCCAGCTATTAACGAGCCCACCCCAAGAGTTGTAATTGCCAACGCCAAACTCGCAACCGCAGATAAAATATTTTTATTAGAGCTGCTACTGCCTCCAATTGTTGCCCGAATTGCCAAAGTCTGATCGTCTTTTGGAATAATCGCTTTTGACTCCTCAAAAGGAATCACCCGATCATCAAGAATAATCTCATACTTGCAATCCGGGATAAATGGCCTGACCAATTCAAATATAGGTTTATTAGGCTCAATATCTTTAAAAGCACGGCTATTATTATCGAATGGATTCTTGATTATTGTTAATTTCATTTTGTCACCTCGGTAAATAGAATCCCTGCACCGCGCAGCGCCAATAAGGATGGTCTAGCCGGTCAATGCATACCCCGGTCTTTTCCCGTGCATGAATAAACCGACACCCGCCAATATAAACCCCAATGTGGTTGGCATAGATCGGATCGTTAAATTTAAAAACCACCAGTGCCGGAACTGGTGGATTAATAATTTTTTCATATTTAGTTGCTGCTTCACTTTTGATTTTAGCGCTGATCCGGTTTGAGCTATGGCACGGAATCCGGTAATCCGGTAATTCCTGCCCAGTTAAACGCCGCCATACTTCCATCGCCAAATGCCAACAATCATAGCCCGGACCCGTTCCACCATCGACAAATGGAGCGCCGATCAAATCGTTTAAACTACTCGTCAACATAGAAACCACTTCCGATCGTCGGCTCGCCGCCATAGCGGATTTCGTTGTCAAGCTCTCGACAACGCTTTAGGCTCCGATCACATTCGGTTTCTGAACCATTATATCCGCATTCAACGCCTTTAAATTGGTAATCACAGAAATCCCGTTTATACGTCCGCATTGGGATTCTAAATGATGTAATATAGTCAGCCGATAATTTCAGTTCAATCCAAGAATCGTCATAACTCACGGAGGCTATTTTCATCGTCGCTTCAAACGCGGGGCTTTCTTCCAAATGTTTTGAGCTAATAGCTTTGATAGTAATGGTCGAATTAATAGCGCCGTTGGTTTCTTCGATATAATTCATGATGATCCCGGTAAGATTTGAGACCTTAACGCTAACTTCGTTTGTTTCGCCTTTGCTATCCTCAAGAGTTATGACTTCCATCGAAAAAGGGAAGGCAGCGTAAACATCCCCGTCATAAGTTATATCCTCATTATTATTGCAAACCTTCACAAAATAAATATCATTGACATTAATATCAAGTAAGATAATCCAAGCGCCGCCCGACGATAAACGGTTTTTTTCAAGCCTTTGTAATAGCGTCAATTCATTTGGCATTATATCTCCTCCATGACGAGCTGAATGCTCCACCAGTGAGGCTGAACAAATGTCATTTCCGGGGTTTCTGTCATCCTGACGGCATAAACAGTATTATAATATTTGGAACTTGGATCATTGCAAGTCCAATTGAATGCAAGCGCCGATCCGTAAATTGTTTCCCGGTAAAAATCCTCGATCGCTTCTTTGTCGGCGTATGTCATTGCCGAATAATTAACTGTAAAAGTAAAGCGCGATCTTGTGAATCGCGCCCTGCTTACCGAATAGCCATCTGACATATCCGTTTTCAAACCGGGATCTTCAATCCCAAAACTAATTGATGCCGGTTTTCTTGATAAAGTGGGAAAAGTTGGATTAGCCAATTAAATCACCTCACGAATTACCTAAAGCTCTAAAGAAATCCCTGCTTCCTCCGGTGTTTTTTCGAACTGCTTCCATAACTACTGTAATGGCCTGGTTTCCAGTAGAATCGCTCTTTTTAGATGTTACTTTGGCAGTTGCTTGTGTCCCGGTGCTATTAATAACATTGACCGACACGTTTCCGCCGCCCGAACCACCGGAACCTTGATTCATTGCCGCTAGTTGGGAATTGGCAATGACAGAACCAGAAGATGATGGTACAAATAATTCCGGCCCTTTTTCGCCAACAAGATAGGCGTTGTTCGATGATACCGAACCACCCCCTGCAAGCGCTCCAGATATAACCGAACCCGCCCCAATGCTCGCGGCCGACCCAACACTTGTTCCGATAACCGAGCCCGCACCAACACTTGCGGCTGACCCAACACTTGCGGCGGTACCAGTCAACGAGCTAATCCAGCTCATTAATTGCTGCGTCGCCATATTGGCTAACATTTTGCTAATGTTTTGAGTGATTGAATTTAGGAAATCAGCGACAATATCTTCAAGACTGGAGAACATTTCTTTAAGATTTGAATACTCACCTTGAAAAATGTTAAAAAATTCCGTTTCAAAAGCTGACGACATACTGGATGCAATGCTTGATGATATTTGTTGGACGGTATCACCAAATGATTGAAGGCTTTTAATTCCGTCTGCAAGACCGGCTTGCCAGCGAACGCCAAATATGTCACTGCTCGCCAAGTTGGACGTCCCTAAATTTTTGTATATGTCGAAAGTCGCGTCATACTCAGGAGTGTTTGGGTCTAGCTCCAAAAGCCTGTTTGCAAGCCGTTGTTCGATTTGTTTCTTTTGATCTTTGGTTAAATCTTGATCGAGTTGCATTTGTTTAGTAATAGCATCAGTGTATTTATCAAGTTCAGACTGCCATGCATCCGTGGCTTCTTTTTCATGATTAGCGGCCCAAATCTTATCAATATTGGCTCTTGACGCATTATATTCTTCCTGAGTCGTCGCTTGTTGCACATAAAACTTTTCATTAAGCTTTTTTATTTGTTCATTCCAAGTTTTATCGGACTCAAGCCCTTCTGGCTGTCCGGCGGTTTCAGCCGCATCGGCAAGCTCTTGCATGTAGCTTATAGCGTCTTCGCGCCGCTTGTTTTGCTTTTCAAGCTCTTCTGTTATTTTTTTCTCTTGTTCAAGCCGATCTTCTTCGAGCTTTTTGGCTGTTTCAATATCGTCGGTGATGGTTTTATAGTCGGTAATCCAGCTTTTTAAAACTTTATTGCTGGGATCAATTGCTGAAAGCTCCTGAATTTTAGAAAGCAATAAATCCGCCTTGGCCGCTGGTTCGTCAAACAGGGAAGTCATTGCCGATTCTTTGTTTTTAATTTCGGTTAAAGCTTCGCCATATTCTTTGATGATATCGGCGGGAGTTTTTGATTTTTCAGTTTCCGGGAATAATGTCGTAGTGCTAGTAATTTTTGGCGTTTCAACCTCTGGCGTTTTGGCCTTCGGTTTTGGATAAGCCATTGCATTCAATTTTGCAAGTCGTATATCAGACGTGGCCTTTTCAGCTTCAACTTTAGCCAACCCCTTTTCGGCGTCTCGGGAATAAGGCGTATCAGCTCCGCGATAACTAGCTACAATTCCCTTCGATTGGGCAACTTGCTCGGCTAAAAGTTTATTTTTTTCTTGTTCGACTTTTAGTGCTTCTTTAATTTTCTTTGGATCGGTCAATTGCCCTAACGACGTATCGGAAATTTTTTGCTTTTGCATCAAAATATTTTCTTGTTTGATACATTCGCTTATTGCCGCTGCAAGAGCAATAAAACCGGCAATGATCGCGCCTCCGACCAAAAAGGAACTAAACGATTTAGCTAGCAAAACAACTGATGTTTTTGTTGTGCTTAACGCGGTTCCTATCCCTTTAATACCTTTAATGATCCCGCCACTAGCCAACCATGCCAGCGCCTCAACTAACCCCTTTATCCCTGCGGCTAATTTGCTAATAATAGTTAACATTGGCCCAGCTGCTGCAACGAACAAACCGGCGTTAATAATATTTTCTTGCATTTTGGGGCTTAAGTTGGCAAACCATTCGGCTAAATCTGCAATTTTTTGCAACAATTTTTCAACGGCAGGAAACATTTTTTCGAACGCTTTTTCCAGTGCGCTGCCAACAGGAGCAAAAGCCACTTCGGCTTTATTTGCCATGCGTTTCATTTTATCGCCGAAGGTCAAGGCGTCTTCGGCAGCTTTATTAATGGTTTCACGGCTGCTATTAAGACTTTTAATTAAGTCATTAATCCCAAACCGACCTTCGCGTATTGCCGCGGCCATATCAGGGCCGGCTCGTTTACCAAATATTTCTGCCGCCATTACATTGGCTTCTGCAGTCGATCCTACATTTTTAATTGCCTCAATCACTCTAGCAAAAGTTTCGGGTATATTTTCGCCACTTTGAGATAGTTTGATTAGCCCAATTCGGAAAGATGACATGACAGTTTCAGTGTTGACGCCTTCTTTTTCAAACTTACCCATTAAAGCCGCGGCTTGTTCGAAGCTAAACCCCATTTGACGCATAGGAGCGCCATATTGGACTATTAACTCACCGATACGCTGAACACTAGGGCCGGTAGCTTGTGACGCCTTGAAAAGATAATTTAAAGCTCTGCTTTGCTCGTTGGTTGCTATGCCCCAGTCTCCGAATATTCGAGTTGTAGAGGCAACGGTTGAAGCAATGTCGGTCTTTTGTATTCGTGCCAAATTCAATTCTTGAATTGCTAATTTTTCTAATGCCTTTCCGGTTTGCCCTGTTCTCGTGCTCAAATCGGCAATAGCTTGTCCGGCTTCTGCCGCCGAACTCGGTACATTGGAAAAAACAGTATTGAAACTTTTTTTAAGTTGTTCTAACGCCGTCCCGGTGGCTCCCGTTCCAGTTCTAATCGTAGAATAGGCATTGTTTATATCATGAGATGATTTAAGTGCCGCCGCTCCAATTGCCAAGAGGGGAATTGTAAACGCATTGGTCATGGTCGCACCTAATGCGCCTATATTTTTACTAAATGCTTTCATTTGCTGCTCGGCTTTTTTTAGATCGGTATTAAATGATTTTGAGTTAAGACCAAGCTTAATCCACAGGCTCCCAGCTTGTGCCATATTAAACCACCCCTTCCGGGATTTCAATTCCCTTTTCCTGCGCCAATTTAAACAGCTTTTCGTCCGTTTCTTCTTGCTCGGCTTCTTCGTTGTTTATAAATTTATCAAGCGGGGGATAGGGATGCTTTTCGCTCGCGCTTATTGCTCTTGCTGCCATCATCCCGATCAACCATGATTGCTGTTTGAGATAGTTATTTTGATTTTCAAAAAATCCCCTTTTTTTTGCCTTGTACTCGCCAAATGTCAGACAACCAAATTCATACGGCGTAAGCCCTAAAGCTCCATATGCAAAAGATTCTTCGTCCTCGACCCAATCACAAAAGCGGAGGTAAGGTTTTATACTTCCTCCGCTCCCGCGTTTCCCAATTCTTCATCATCGGTTTTAATTTCGCCGAATATTTTACTTAGACGCATGGCCTCCAAAATTGGTTCTTGAAACGTAGTTAATGCTTCAATCAAACCAACTTCATTGTCGACAATGTATTTTTGAATCCAATTCCCTATTTTATATGGAGTCAGAGACTGATCTTCGTGTTTTAATCCAGCCCATAGCAGCACCCTGGTGGCGTCAAGCCCAAAACGTTCTGCGCTCATGGCTGCCATAACACTGAGTTTCATTTCCCGTTCGAAATCGCCCATGGCGTTAATGTCAAATTTTAAATGACGTGGTTTTCCGAAATAATTAAAATCAACTGCATTTAACATTGCCGTCTCTCCTTTATATTCAAAATTTCGATTTTACCTTGAACTAAATTTTTTTTAAAGTTTTTTGTTTCATGATCTGCGTAAACTTTTCCCTTTTCGTTGACAGCAAAACATAGGGCTATCCCTAAATCGGAATCCGCTGCGTAACAATATGATAATGGTTTTCCATTGCACAGCACTGTTGCTCGACCGGTTTTCGGATTATCAGCTGAAACAAACATCATTGCCCCCTCCTTAAATTTAAAGGGCGACTTTACGCCGCCCAAATTCTTAAATAGCCTCAATTTTGAAATCATCTAAATAATCGTCGCTCGTCCCTAGACCAATTCCGCATTTAGTACCGGTCGTTAAACTACTATCAGTTACATCAATCTGTAAAGTACCGTTTACATAGGCTTTAATTGAAGTACCATTGACAACAACTTTCACTATTTCATTCTCGGCAAAAGCTAATGCGATTGTAGTTACGGCGGTTTGCGCTCCAGCAACAAATTTACCAAAAATCAAAGATGCGGGATATGCCGCTACATAATATCTATTGTCAACATCGACAATCCTAAACATTAACGCGGCTCCATCGGCATCAACATCAACAATTTTTGCCGACAAAACGCAATCAGTAATCCCGGTTTCGATGTATCCTCTATAAATTCCGGTTGTGGCGCTTGCTTGGTTGCTGATAATTCTTGGGACTCCGGTAAATGTTACCCACGTTTGCCCGGTATCGGTATTTCCCAAGCTTGAAGCATTGTCAGCGCGGTCAAATGAATCGGAAATTAATAATTGGACAGGGTCGAATCCATTCCTAAAATAAACGCCATCAAATCCTTTGAATGAAATCGAATCATTAATTAATTCGTTGACCGGTGTGCTTACCTCGTCGCTTTGAATAACTGCGTAACCTTCGAATCTAGTCTTGACCGTTCCGAAATCACAATATAATACAATTATGACCTCTTCGCCCATTCGTTGACTAAAATCATCGGTCGAGGCCCAAAACTTTTCGGCGGTTGCTTCCCAGTTTTTTGTCGCAAGCGCAAATTCTGACCATTCGCCGCTTGTAAATGACGTTGCATCAATTGTGGTATTGTTAACCGTCAATGACCAATTAAAAAACCCGGCCAATTGCTCAACGACAAAATATTTACCGGAAACCGTCACAACTGCATCGGAATCTTGTACGGCATCGAAAACAATAACTCCGCCGGGATATTCGATTGAATATCCGGACGCTACAACTACATCGTCAACTTCAACGACAATTGCAGTATCCTTATCCCAATATGCTTTAGTCGAATCAGTTATTGTATATCGTTTATATCCGGCACTTGATCCCGTTGCCTCGTCGGTAAATGCAACCGCCGAAGCGCTTGATTTTATTAGGACTCGTCCTACTTTTCCAGGCGTAGCCAATCAAAACACCTCCTTAAGATGCCGTAAACTCCAATGCTCCAACCCCTTTTAGGCTTGCAGTTAATGTGATTTTATCCGCCACCGGAGTTGACACGGAATAATTTTCAGTTATGACATCACCCGAGAAATTAGGAGCAGCAGCCGATGTCAACCGATACTCGAATGGATACTCGTCCTGACTGGCGGTAATAATATTGTTCATAATTGCAACTTGGGCGGGGTCAGTCGCTTTAAAATTGGCAGTAAGCGACAAGCTAAAATCCTTCACGCTGTTAATAAATTCGCTCCATTCCCCCGAATCAAAATTAGTGGTATCAATAGTCGTACCATTTACCGTTATCGAGCATTCCGTCCCTTCGGCAACTTTAATCAAAGAATCGCCGACCCATAAACTTGCGTTTTTTCCTGCTGTAGCCATTTTAAAATTCCTCCTTTAATTAATGTTGAAAAATAAAATCTTCGTCTCTATAAAAAATGGCCGTCCCGTCACTGCGTTTTTCAACCGCATCACGTCGGCCATCTTGCAATATTGCCTGAACATTTACCCCTCCGGTTCCGCCCATAACTCCGGAGTAGTCCTTAAAGGCCATTCTAACCTGCCTGGAAACGTTAATTGAATCGATTTTAGACAATGCGGCGCTTGTAAATTGAAATGTGTCTTCGGCAAAATCTGGGCTTTCTATAAAACATTCCTCATCTTGACCATTGACTAAAAATATAGAAACATAAGGATAAGTAACGTTCTCCGGAACTGTACCATTAACAAAAATCCGGCTACTGACAAGCGCAGTTAAGCCGGAATAAGACAACAAATATGTAATTATTGCTACGTCAATTTCCACCGCTGTCACCACCTAAAATTTTTCGTATTTCTTTTTCATATTCAGCGGTTACAACGCGTCTGGAACCCTTTAAGGCGGGACGTATAAAGGGGTGAGCTTCTACTCTGTCTGCGCCGCCCTCGCGGTCGCTAGTCCATTGCTGCTTTCCAAAGCTGTCACGTCCCTCTCCGGGATGCGAGTGACCAAATTCTAATGAATTAGCCCGAATTGCTTCCTCCTTGGTTCCATCGATAGTCCCTATATGACCAACAACATAATTTCTTCCCTTGCCGTCGATTTTGGTTTTAATAGATGCAGCGGTTTCACCGGAAATATTATGAATTTTGTTTTTGGCTTTTTTTGCAATAATATCCATTCCACGCTTTGTTGGAGCTTCCATACCGTCGCCTAGTTTTTTCCCCCATTTTTCAAGCTCTTGGATAACGGCTTTGATATCACTTGTCGATATAGAAACATTAGCCATTATTCCACCTTCTTTACATGCAATTCAGTCCAAGATTTTTTAACGTCTTGAATTACTGCTGTTATTTGATAGGTTTCGCCATCATAAATAATCCGCATTAATTCAGTGATATCATGATTAAAACGGATTTTGATAATCCCCGACAATTCCGCATTAAGCTTTTTGGCACCCCAAAACTCGCGGCCTTGGTTAATCATAACTTCGGCCCAAACCGTTACAAAATCAGTCCATGCCTTGATCGGTTCGTTAAGAATGTTATATGTCGTGGTGTAATCTTGAATAGCAATTCTATCCCGCAAGATTCCTGGGTTCATAGCGTGCTCACCCGATTCAGCCCCAATAAAATATTAACCGCTTTGGGTAAATCAATCCCTTCGCGGTTTTCATAATGATATGATATCCAAATTTTCATAGCTGTTTTAGTCATTTCAGGAACATTTCCGGCAGGATCTTCAGTTGCCAATCCGATATCTTTGATTGGATACCCGCAGATAAATTCCACATACACACCATTCGCAGCCCTTAAATCCTCAGACGGCCATTGGTAATCTTCATTTAAAACAATTTTACCAACATAATCAGTTGTATCAACGATATAATTAGAGGAACCGAATGTTGTTTCGATTCCTCCATCGGGGTAATATTTAACGCTTGCAACAGACTGCAAACCGGCCTTTAACCGGATTGGCATGCAATCATGTGGCGGGAAATCATCAAGCCATAATTCCCAAGTTTGGGTTACTAATGGCCTGTTTTGGTAGTCCTCGGCATAGTTACGGGCGGCGACAATCAAAGAATTCAATACATCATCTTCGACCGTCCCGGTAATACGTAAAAAATCTTTGGCTTCGGTAAGCGTAATCGGTTCAACGGTTGGGGCTGTTTTTAATACAAATTTTGGATTAAGTTTTTTCCACATTATATCGCCACCTAAAATTCAAGTCCGGTAATTTCGTCCCAACTTGTTCCATTAAAAATAAACTTTTTGTCGGTGTCGGTCTCAAGAAAACGAGACCCAATTTTTATATTATCCGTCGGTTTGGTATCGGTTGATAACCCGATATATTTGTTATAAGTTGTTAATAATGTTGCGGCCATCTAATCACCTCATTCCAAATAATAAGGGCGGTATAATCCGCCCTTATAGCCATTCCATTGTAACCGTAATTACGGCCCCGGCATAATTCGTTCCGTCACCGGATGCAAACTTAGTGCAAAGGGTGTCTCCGGCAACCAGTGATTCAGCGCCAGTAGCAACCGCCGCACTGCTGACAGGTGTATTAGCAGTACTATTAAGAATAAAGGCGGTTCCCAGAACAACATCGCCCGCCCCCGGTGCTTCTCCGGTATTTAATTTTTCAATAGTCATTGTGTCGGCTGCATCACAAACGGTTATATGACGTTCATAAGCAGACACGATTTTGCAAGCGGCAGGAGCAATAAAAAACGGTTGCCCCACCGTGGCCGCTGCAAAGTTGTAAAGGTTGACAGTAAACCGTTCGCCCTTAATATGCTGGCCGGTTGATAATTCGATGTCTCCATCGGAATCAATTGTGAAAATCGCGGCCTTTGTGGCTTTGTTAAAAAACTGTAAAACGCCGCTTACCCATTGGCTTCCTACATTTGCAATACTCATTTGTTTTCATCCTTTCCACTGCTTTTCGCAGCACTCTTTCGAGCAGAAGTTTTTTCGGCGATTCCGCGATCAATTAAATTTTGTGCGGTTACATCATCGATCGAAAGAGAGGTGCCAAAGTCGGCACCTCCCCAGCTTTCTAATAATTTAATATTCATAGCATTTACGCTATAGCCGTAGCTGATTGATCTTCGGCGTACCGGGAACCGCTTAAAACAGCTACCGCGCTAACCAAAGTTGCCCCGCCAGGAATAGACCATTTGAGAATCAAATTCGGATAGCCATCGGACAATTGAGCGGAATCAATTTCGATAACATAAAAAATATTATCATTTGCAGAAACGTCAATTCCGGTGGCCGCTACCGCATTTTGTTTTGCTCCAAGAGTGTCGCCAGCGGCGGTAGTTTCGGCATAATAGCGAAAATCAATGGCGGTGTCGTTGGTTGGAGTGAAATCGTCGCATTCTTCGATGGTAATGTTCCCGGCGTCGGCATTGGTCGATCCGGCTTGAGCAATAATTGTCGCATGAGCATAATTTTTAAGACTAAAAACATCGGAGGTAACGGCCGCGGTAATGCTTTGGGGCGGCAAAATATTAACTACATGGCATCTTTCTGCAATATTCATTTTTTTAATCCCCTTTCAATTTTTGAAAATAAAGAGAGAGCTTGTTTAAGCCCTCTCCGCCAAAGTTACAAAAGCAGATAATTCGTCACTGCCTTTATACGGAGTCAGTGTTTTTGACCTAAGCGGTTGACCATCAATCCGCAAAATAAACCGGAAAGCTTGTTCGGCGTAAAGGAACCGAACGTGAATGGAAACCGCACTTTCCATGCTGCCTTTGTCAGCCAATAAATATTCGGTAAAGTCTCCAAGGGTAATATCGCCTACGTCGCCCGGCGCTGATGCTTGCTCGATCATGTTGATCGGTAAGCCCAAAAGGGTGTTATAGGGGCGACCGGCTGCGCCATTGGCTGGCAAGAATACCGGGACGCCAGCAGTACCGACCGGAATAGACATAAACGCCAGTTGTGGAATCAATTGACAGTTGATATACCATTCAGGGTTTCTACCATTGCAACGTGCATACATATTGACAACATTTTCATAAACAACAGTATCCGCGGGTTGACTGGTTTCTTTTGCAACGGTTACAAGCGAACCGGAATTCAGAATACCCAAAGGCTGCCCGGCACCGGTTCCGCGTATAATCGCATCATCAAGTTTAAACCCAAATTCAGAAGCGAAAGCTCGTTGAATTACTCCTTGCAACGCGCTTGCATCTTGCAAAAGTTCATCGGTGGCATAACAAAGACCGGTCAGTTTCTTTAGTTTTAGCTCGATTTTGCGAAACTTTGGTTTACTACCCTGTAGGGCATCGGCCTCATCTTCCCAGTACGCTTGTACACCGCCATAACGCGATCCATTAGCCCGGCTCGATTCATCAACGCCATTCATAGTAAGCGCATTGGAAACGGCGGAAACGGGAATCCGTTGGCAACGGTTTGGTAAAATTCCGGTTTCATAGGTATCTTCCATCAATTGGCTTACAAAATCGGTTTGGACAAGAAACCCACCTTCGGCGTCAACGGATTCGTTAGCTCCGGAAGCGGAATTCTTAATTAAACGCTGATAATCAGCATTTCCGGGAGTTACGGAAGCGCTGCGAACGGACATTAAAAAATCACCAAAACCTTTAAAATCTTTGGTAATTCCGTTCGGAGCAATTTGAGCATTTGGCCGCCAACCCTTATTTTCCGGTTGTCTAACTTTCTCGTTTAGTTTTTGAACTTTTTCCTCGGTATCAATTTGATTTTCAATACCTTCCCACTCGTTCGCCAAGGCTTTTAACTGCTCGTTTTCTTCTGCAGTTTTATTTTCCTTGGTTTGCAGATCATTAACTTTGGTCTGCAACTCGTTTGCTTTCGCATACAACGCTTCTAATTTCATTTGTCATTCCTCCTAAGATTTAATTGATTGATTTTTTCGGATAATTGGGTATCAAAAAACCCGCTTTCATCGGCGGGTTTCTCTTCGGTAGTTGATTCCGTTTCAGACGGATCTGGGTTTTCGAGTTTGTTTTTTGGTTTAAGTTCATCAACGATTAACTGAACTGCCGCTAATAAATCATCTTTAGTAACCGATTCATTGTTAGGCGGTTCGTTGTTTTCGTTATGATTTTGTTTTAGATAGTTTTTTAACTTATTAATGACCGCTGGGGGCAACGTTGCAGTTAATCCGGCGCTTGCAACAAGCTTTTTGCCTTCGTCAAACATAATTTCGTCAACAAATTTTAGTTCTAAGGCTTGCTGAGCATTTAACCACGAACCGCCATTGTATGATCCCCCTTTGCCCATCATTTCCAATATTTGCTCTTGACTCATACCGGTTTTTAAGCGATAGGCATTAGCGATTGAAATATCATAATTTTTTGAAATTTCCGCTTCGTTTTCGAATACTCGATGATCGCCATATGCTCCCGATGATGTGTTATGTAACATTATTTGAGCCGTAGGGGATATCCTTGTGGGTCTGCCGGCCATTGCAATAACTCCGGCTGCACTTGCAGCAATTCCAACAATATTCTCAATGACTTTGCCTTTATAGGCCATTAACGAAGTATAGATTTCGGAACCAGCATAAACATCACCACCCGGACTATTAATTTCAATTTCCAGATCTTCTCCATTGGCAGAATCAATCATATCGGAAACATCTTTCGGGCTTGTCGCGGCGACTTCAAGCCAATCATAAATCCATTTGTCATCATTCGATATAATGACACCTTTGATCGGTATTTTCATTTCTCACTTCCTCCATTCTGTGTATTCGTCTTCGGTTGCTGCTTCATAGCCGTTTCAAGACTAATCATGTTGCCGTTGACCAAATAAGCGTCGCCGCCCTCTTGCTCAATCGGGTTCTCATCGTCAAGGTCTTTCCACTCATTGGCCGACAAAGCCCCGTTTTGCCGCTTCTTTTGCAGATATTCGCCCCGGCTTGCAGCATCACCACGTAACAAAGCATCAACATTAACCTTGACATAATAACCGGCTGCCCGTTCTGCTCTTGTCAGTAGCCGCCAGTTGGCCATCCTTTCGAACCGGGTAATCATTGGCAATAAGGAATAGGTTACAAACTCAATTCCTTGATGTTCGATGTTGTTGTTAGTTGATTCTTTTAGGTTTGCAACCATATGGGGCGGGACACGGAACAAGCCGTCGATATCCTCTTTATTAAGGTTCATCACATCAATAAATTGGGCGTCAACAAAGGACATTGGGATTCTATTGTATTTGGTTCCTTCTTCCAAAACAAAAGGTTCCCAAGCGTTTCCTAGCCCTCCAGACAACTCTTGCGCGGCCAACTTCATGTTTTTACGAGCTTCAGGTGTCAAAACATTAGGAACCTCAAGAATACCGCCGAAATTCATTCCATTACCAAAGAACCGATTTGTAAATTCCTGCATCGCCAAGCCTTGAGCTACCGCCTCACGTGCCATTCCAATAGTTGAAATGCCCGTCAATCCATCAAACGACATCCCGCGAATATGGAATACTTTTTCGGGCGGCAATTGTTCGGTTTGACCACGATCCCGATATTCATAAAAAAGATCCTGGGTTTCAGGATCACGTTTGACCTGCATTTGATATGCGGGAACCGGATAAAGTTCTCTGACATCTTTGTTACGGCTCGTGTTTCGTGTAATAATTGAATAGTCATTACCCCATAAACTAAAATAGATTTCCATCCTTTCATAAAAAGTTTGGGAATCCATTTCATTGTTTGGAGCAACGTTTAATAGGTCTTGCAAAGGATGGTCACGCGCCAAATCTCTACCTTTGCCATCGGGACGCTTTTTGTAAATCCCCACGGGCAGGCATCCGCGCGTTTCGGCACGAACTTTGACACATTTATGAACTTCAATCAAACTCATTGCAGACTGTTCGGAAACCGGAACCCCGGCATTTGTCGGACGTCCCCAACCGTGTTCCATTAAATGGTCAAGCTCGCGTATTGATAAGTTTTTTATAGCTTGTCGCGTAATGAAACCCATTTAATCACCCCTTTCTAGGGAAAAAGCAATAGTTATAACTGGAAATTTAATTTAGCAAATTCACCATGATATTTTATTGCCGCCTTGTCATATGTTTTTGCTGCATCAATTTCATTTTCAAAAAGACCTAAATATTTATTTATGTTGTCAAAACTTATTTGTGCACGCCATTTATTTGCATATGAAGCCCATGAGACACCCTTGAAAATAGATGAAGTATTGAGTTTGCTTTTTTTACGGTTTTTCATATTTTGAAAATCATTGCATTGACGAAGATTTTTTCTTTGATTATCATAAGGGTCTCCATTTATGTGATCTACATTTCTATCTTTTGGTGTTTTTAATAAAAACCTATGTAAAAAAACTATTTTCCCTTTTATTTCACATCTTATATATCCTCGTTCATCCATCCACCAAGTGTGCTTAGAAATAATTTTATAATCATCAATATCAAAATAAAATTCATCTCCTTTGGTGGTAAGACCAATTACATGATTACCATTAATTTCAAATTTATTTTTTGAACACTGCCCGCAGCTTTTGGTTTTGCCGCTTAACAAATTATATCCTTTGACTGCATGTTCATTGCCACAATCGCAAAGACATTTCCATAAATAGTTTCCACGATGATCTTTTCCACATTTGTTAATAACCTTTAATTTTCCAAATTTTATATTAGTTAAATCTTGAGTTTTTCTAGGCATTATCTATCTCCTCTCGGGTAAAAAAAGAATATTCCCATTAAACCGCAAATAATGAAACACAAAGATATATTTATAAGATATAGACCAACTCCGAATAAACAAAAAAAGCCGATTAGACCTAATTCTTGCTTGAATTCATCGGTAAAATGCGGCCTTTTTAGGTTTAATTTAGGTAATTTAAGCATGGTAAAACCTCCTTTAAAACAACAAAAAAGCCCACCCCGGTTAAGGAGTGGGCTTCTGGAGCCTCTAAATATTTATTTCCAAAATTTTAAAGCATCTACAATTTGCGTTTTCAGTTCTCGACAGTAACAATGTAACACATACCATTTGAAGCCAAAAGAATCATAAACATATTTTCTACCGGAATCGGATATGTTTTCATATCCTCTATAAATCGATAATACGTCAGAAAAATTTATTTCAAAGTACTCTTTTAATAGAGCTTCCTCTTTCTCGGTCATCTTGTGCCTCCTTTATTCGTTTGGCTCTTTATGCTTTTCTTCGATTTCTTCCATTTTTTCGATAAGACCACTGCAAATTCCATATTGAACGCAGTTTCCATATATTCTAATTTCTTGAAGCATTTCTTTTAATTCTATCCACATTAATTCATATTGATCGGTTTTGATCATCTTGTGATTCCTCCTTTAAATTTAATGACCCACATCGCGGACATTTGATGCTTAGTTTAACATTCCCCTCATACTCGGCTAGTTTTTTGTTACATTTGGCGCAGCGGAAGTCTTGCATTCGGAACCTCCTGATTTTAAATGATAATAAGTATGGCAATGCATACATTGAAATTCGCCTTTCGGGTTCGGTGGAAGCGGGATTAAAATGCGATCACATTTAGGGCAATGATGTTTAGGAAGTTCGTCGGGTCGCTTAACCTCGTATAACTCATCCTCTTTCAAAAAAGTCGACCAACATATAGCCGCAGCAATTAAAATAATAAAAATCGTTCCCGGAACAATTATTCCCGCAATACAATTCATAATTTTGCCCTCCTATAGCCTAAATGACGTTCTTTCCTCATAGATAGATCTCTTAGCCGGTTCGTTAACCATAGCGCGGTTGTGAGCGTTAATAATAGCCGCCACTGGGTCGATTTTTTCTTTGGTTCTTTCCTTGTCGAGCATGATTGATTCATTAGGACTTTTCCGAACAATGGCATTCGACATGGCCCAGTTTAAAACCGGATTGTTATCATGCATTACTTTCTCACTGTAAACCTTTGCCCTTAAATCCTTGGTTGGTTCGCTTAGATCGCGATATCCTTGGTAAATATCAACCGGTTTTGGGAAACCATTGCTTTCTAATTCTTGTTTTAACCATGTTGCCATTGCTCGGTCAAAACAAAATTCATCTTTTGGCCATTGATATTTTTCAAACATATCAAGAATATATTTTAAAACAACATGATAATCCACTTCCGCCCCATCAGTAATGGTTAACCACCCTTGGGATTTCCATAGATCGAATGGAATTTTGCGTTCTTTTAATCTTTTCAAGTAAGTTTCCTCCGGCATGAACGAATGAGATAGCAAAGCATATCTTTCTTCACCCAGAGGAATATCAAAACCAGTACTTGTTAAGTCTAAAGTTGCCGAAAGGTCGATTCCGGGGAAACACTTCATTCCTTTAACATCAGGAAAAGGATTTTCTGTCATCGCGCCACAAGCTTTCCATTTTTCCATATTCATGTATCCGGCAGTTCGTTCGTTTATCCAGATGTTAAAGGTTTTTGTCTTGACATCCCGCATTTTCTCGGGCTTGTCTAGCGCTTCCGACAAATCGATCAAAATTGATTCTTTCCCGGTTGCGGTGTCGCCGATGATCGGGTTTGATTTTAACCTGATTGCTTCACTATCAATCGCATCTACCAATTCCCCGTTCTCGTCTAAATCAGCTTCACAAATAGCGACAAAATATCTATCGTTTTCAACATCGATATTGGGGTTAAGAATTTTAGAAACATATTCATACTCGACTGCATAACACGGATGACTCAGGTCAAACCCGGCAGTTGTAATAATTGATAAGAGCGGTTGCTTTCGAGTTTTCATACCGGAAGTGCCAATGTCATAATATTCTGTTGTTTCGTGCAGGTGATATTCATCGAGACACATAAACTGTGGACACGTACCATCACCAGTCTTTTTATCATCTTTGGACAACCGCATAAAAAAAGACCCGCTCTTTTTATGACGAATCACGACTTGCATTAAATCCTGTTCAAACTTGCACGTAAAACTATCGCGTAAATACTCAGAATTGTTATAAAGCCATTTGGCTTCGCCCCAAACATGTCTTGTATCGGCTTTTTTTGTTGCTGCCACATAAGCTTCTGCCATTTGCTCGCCAAAAGCAGATATTTCATATAACGCCTGGATTCCCTTGTCCTGCGATTTTGCATTTTTCCTGCTTAATTGCTCATATGACCTTCTAAACCGTCTTAAATGGGTGTCCTTATTGACCCATCCATAAATGTTACCATACACAAATTTTTCGTAAATAACAGGGATTTTCGGTTGACCGACTAGTTCCCCTTTGCTGTGTTTGAATAAACACATCCATTCAAGATATCTGTCGACTGGATAAAATTTGTCCATTATAGGCTTCCCATATTCGTCATAGTCCCCAGTCGTCAACGATATCTGAGGATTAAATATATAAGGCATATCGCCGTTTTCTGACCGTTCTAAATCATTTAGAAATCTTTGGCAAGCCCAAATATACTTTTGACAGGCTATAATCTTTTTATCTTTGATATCATGACAATAATCGGTTAATTCTTCGAGAATTAGGTCTTTGCGTTTTTTCATACATTATCGTAACCTCCCTCCTTTATACATTACCAAATCCACGCTGTTGCAAGGGGGTTCGTTTGGGAGCTTCTTGTTTTTGCGGTATCCCCTTAACCTTAGCCAACGGGTTCAGGAAGGAACGGTCTTCCATTTTGATTAGCAATTCCATTTTTTTGTTAATTGAGCTTTCTAATTGCAATTCATAATCACATTTAAAAAGATCATCTATGGCATCCCGAAAATCTTCCGGTAAAACATCTTCGTATTTGTCCCAATTGGAATACATCGAGTTTAGTTTGTTCCTGCGTTCTACTAATCCCAAATATTCGCTATAGGTAAGACAGTACCGGGCAAGGAAACCGGCGTCTCCCGAAGTTACAAAGCCAACATCTTTATAAATTTCAAGGATTTCGTTCCATTTTTTGAAAGCATTAAGATCATTCCTGATATAATCCGGCGCGATTAAAATTTTATCGCCGGTTTTAACTTCGGACTTTTCCCGCTCTGCGATCTGTTTTTTGGTCAAATGTGTCTTTTTCTCTTGCTTTAATAATGCTATTGGTTTTCTTGGCCTACCACCGGGCATTTTTACCACTTCCTAACAATCACATAACGTTATATTTGTCTCAAAAGGTAAACCGCAACCGTTGCTGCAATACGTTCCATATAATCTCATTAATTCCCACAGTTGAAACTCAGTATATCCTTCTTTATCTATTGTAGGATAACATGGTTCAATAACTTGCCTGCCATAATAATCATTCGTTTTATCGTATTGGTGATAATAAATGTCTTTACCTAAATCAGTTAATTTAACCCTGACACAATAACTAATGTTAAACTGTTTGCTTTGTCTCCGCTCTATCTTGCTTAATTGCTCGGTGAGCGTCGCAACTTGTAGCTCCAGACCTTTGACATCCCCATATTTGACCCATAACGCATTATTCATTTCATCAATGCCTTTTATTTCTACGCCATCCCTAACTAAATTGCAATATTTAACTCCTTTATCAACATTAAATTCGAATTTATATTTATTCATCATTGCCACTCTCCTTAATTCTTACGCCAATAACTTTCCCATTGTCATTAATTGTCATTTCGACGACGGGCTTTTTTAAGGTTGATAAATCAGCGCCCAATAAAAATGGACCCGATTCAGTAATTTCAGGATTTAACATCACTGCCGTTCTCCTTAACTTCTACCGGCATCCAAAATATATGATCTTTCTCATCGATTTGCCGATATATCAATCCTCTCGTTTCTAATTCTTCACAATATTTTTGCTGTATGGTTCCCGGGCATGTATGGATGCCGATGCCCGTAAACCGATATTTGCCTTCTCCTTTGATAGACCGCATCATTTCGCGTAAATCTGCTTCTTGGACGAATTCCGGCGTTAACGTTTCGTAAACGCTAAAATTATTCATAAAATGCACTCTCCTTTAACATTTTTTTATAACATTTTATGTAAAACAAAATAATCGCAAATGGCTTTGCCAGAAAAGAAATGTCAATGTTTTTAATTTTTAAACTAAAATTAAAATTTCCCCAAATCAAAACTGCCCATCCCCACCATTTAATTTTAATATTATAATAAAATTTGTTCCCATCATGAAATGGTTTGTTAACTATAAAATAATTTGGAATTTTCATAAAATGCACTCTCCTTGGTTTTTCTCTCCAAATTTCATTGTTCAATTAATTCATATGTGTTTTCAAATATGTCAGGTTTACATGGATATTTTTCTCCATTAATTTCCGTTATAACAAATTCCCCTTCGTGTATTTCAACGAATCCATTAGAAGTTTTAACATAATAAAAATCCGGAATCATCGGATTACCTATGGGATTACAAACAACCCCATCTATATTCTTACCTTTGAACCATTGTTCCGCTTCGACAACAACCGGCTTTCTGCGATATTTCATCAGATTTCCCTCCTTTTAGCTCTCCTATTTTATAGCCTTGCCAGCGGCGGAGAGTTACCGCTTTGGGATAATCCCACGGCAAGGCTAAAGTTAGACTATTAAAAATAAATTATTCAAAAGCATCTGAGCTCAATAAAATATCATGTCGATCATTTCTTCTATTCAAAGCATGCATACTTGTAACTATACTTGATAATTCACGACCGGTTTCTATCCAAACTTCTAATAGTTCTCCGTCGGTTCCTATTTCTGGTAAATCTTTAACAATTGTTTTTAATTCACGAATTGTCATTCCCTTTTCAAAAAATTGCTGTTCCATAGTGCACCCTCCTTTTTAGCAGTTGATTTTAGTACTTTATTTCTGGTTTGTCGCTTCCTTGGAAACAGCATCTTATCAAAGATTCACCAATTTCATAACTACTAATACAAACATTACCTTTTATTACTGTATTTTGTTTGAAGTTTTCGAAAACAATCTCCGTATTATCGCAACTTATAATTGCTGCTCCGGAAATTTCTCCTTCCCAAGATAATAAATAATCTTCAATTGTTTTTATGCTCCAATTACATGAAATAATAATATTTGATACTATTATTTTATCACCTTGATAATAATTTATAATACTATTCATTTTGAAATGCCTCTCTCCTAATATTTTCTCCCTGTTTTTCAAACTTCCACTTTAAGCTTAATATGCCAATCAATTATATCACCAGGCGCATAAGTTTCCCACTCATCGAAAGAAGGTACGGAAATAATCTCCCGACTTATTTCTATATTTTCAATTTCATATTTTCCATATTTGATATCGCTAACTAATTTTTCCAAACACTCTAAATAATTTGTAGGCATTTGATCAGCTCCTTAAGGTTGTTTTTGGTTGGTTTGATTAATTGTGGTTCCCTTTTTGCTCTAACTTGCATTTTAATATATTTATTGCATTTAATAATTTTATATCAGGTTTGAACCACTCACCATTTAGCCTGATGTCATTAAATTTTTCATGCAATTTTTCTTCCATTTTTTCGCTGCCGGGTATAATCAAAAGAATTTTTAAGGTATCGGGATAACCAGTTTGCAAAGTCTTAAGCCTTAATTCCGGATCTTTTGAATGGCCTATTTTTATAGCGCCGCCCGACTCGCCTTGAATAAAATAAACATAACCTCTTTTAAGCCGTTCGTGTTCGGCGGCTTCCTTTTGTTCTAGCTCATATTGTGTTGTTGCTGCTGCCGCAAGTTCGGCCTTACGTTTATTATATTCCTTCCACCTTGGATCATCTCGTGACCATGACCATTTACAGATTTCATTCTTTAAAATGCTCAAAAAGCGTCGATCGCCTTTAAAAGAATTAAGTTTGTCTTGGCTTCTCCAAATGGCATATGCAATACTTTTTTCCTTGTGGCCTTCTTTTTCAAGCTCGGTAACAAATTCTTTCCACTTTGAATCAAATTTAATTCCTAAAACGCCTTCAAAAGCATTGACATAAGTCGCGATTCTAATGGCCATCTCTATCGGCCTCCTTTTTAATTGTTTTCCCTTTTTTAACAATGATAGGGGATATAAAATAACCTTCTGAAGTATGTTTCAGAAGGTCTAGGCTCCTTAAATTTGTTATAATATCACTTAATTTCTTATGTCCTAAAGATAATATTTCAAGCATTTCCTCATATTTAATTGGCTGCTTAGTTCGCTTTTTTACTATTTTTCCAGTTCCCCATTCCGCAAATCTTGACATATAAGTTATAAAACCAACTGTTTCGAGCTTATGGGGAATATCAGCATTAATAATTTTGTCGAGTTCCTTCATCATCAACATTGCATATGATTTCCTGCCACCGGTGTTTTTTGGAGGTGCTTTATTTTCGTCCCGTTTAGTTTTCGGGTTATAATTCAGCCGGAAAACTTCTTCGTCATCATTCGCTAAAATAATCTGCCACCAAGTATCGGTGTAATGTTCCGCCGATATCACATTGCCGCTGCCCAAATTCACTGCTTTTGATTCCCCGAGCAAAAACTTAATTAAATCATCATTCAATTTTTTCACCTTCTAAAGCCCCTTCTATGGGCAAAATTTAAACTGCTTACCTAAGCAGTTTAAAAAATGGCTTTAATCAATATTATATCTAAGGTTTCCACGATTTTGACATGCATTTGCTTTTATAAGTATGTCGTTGATGTCTAAAACAAGCCCCCAAACCCCAACCTGCAAATTTAATTTAAGGAAAAAAGAAACGGACAATTTAAGGATATTTTTATGCGCGGTGG